ACTGTCTATCTTTTAATGCTATTAACTCTTCTTTAAGGACTTCACCCATTGGTGAGAAACTTCTAATAACCCTTGCATCTTTCTTTTTACTGATGCTACCAGATGGCGTACCCATATACGAGCCACCTTTACCTCCAGAACGAGATTCGCTTGGAGTTTTTGTAGATTTGTGATTAACTTCATAAACTGTTGCCTCTATCTTTCCCTTTTCATTGTTTGATTTAAGTCCACCACCACTATAGGTGGGTGCTTTACCCTCTGAACCTACTGAATCTAGTTCTTCTTTAGGGTCTAATAACTCATCTAACATCTCCATTAGATTATCTATCTCATCTTCTGGCTGTGGTTCATCTGCAAAATGTAGGGCATTATGTTCTTTAAAATGTTCTAAGTCCATACCCTCGGTAGGATATTTTGCAAAACACTCTTCAAGTAGTCTTGCCCAAATTTCTCTAATTTTAGCCTTGAACCTTTCCAGCTCTAAGTTTTCAACTGAGTCATGGTCGCAAGTATTTTTAAATATGTCCACTAAATTTATTCCTATAGTTGCCGTTCTTGTCTGTTTCGCTTATGCGTTTGCGTTCTCTCATATTCCAGAGAGTATCTTGATTGCCAAAATGAGGTCGATTTTGATTAATAGTCATTATTACACTACCTTTTTCATTACACTCTGGACAATCTTTGTCTACATTTCTATCAGACATAGAGCATAATTCTTCAAAAACATGACCATGTTTACATTGATAGTCGTAAAAAGGCATTATTTATTCCAATACTTTTTGTAATTTTTAGCAAACCAAGAGGCTGCTGTATTTGTAGGAAACTCTATGTATTCTCCAGTTTTCATAGCATAATTAAATGCCTCATCTTTTTCTTTTTTTATTAGTTTTCCATCTTGCATAATTACTTCTGGATAGACAATAAATTTTCCATCTACTTCAGTATCAGACATCAAATGAGTATGAACTTTTCCTTTAAACTCATTTTTGCCTTCTAATACTGGATATTTGTCTTTATATAAAATTCTTTGCACAAAATTTTTGTCTTGATTATTTGCAAGTATTTCAATTAAAGAGTCTAATTCTGTTTGTGCAATTACTTCTTTCATAAAACTCCTAATTAATTCAGAAAAACCCCCTCGTGAGAAGGGGTTTCAACTTAATTAACTATTAAGTTCCTGGAACTACAAACGCAACACCAGCATCATTACGAAGTTCTGCAACTCCATAAATAGTATCTGAAGTGAACAAGTCACCAAGATATTCCTGCTTATATTGTGTCTGGCTGCGAACCCCCACCTGTTCAGCAAGAACTAGAGCGTCCTTGTGTAGTAGGCATCCAACTCTATCGGTTGCTGTATTAGCAGTTGTAGTAGTTGGGCAGTTAGATGAGATATGAACATCAGCACCATAAATCATACCAATTTTGCCAGTTTTAATAGCATCGCCTGAACCGATAAACTGTTGTTCAGTAAATCTGTTAAGACCTAGCATATCGTTAGCAACGATTGGTGGGATGATAAATGAACGATTGTCCATTGGTACATCTGCATTATCTAATTTAAGAATCAACGCTCTGATTCCAGCATCAGTAATGTCAGCAGCATTAGATGAGTTGCCTGTGTAAGCTGTAGTACCAGTAGAACCGATATACGCTGTTTCCCAAGCAGAAGCATTAGAGCCACCTACTGTTCCGCTATTTAAGCCTTCCCATAAGGTAACTAAATCATCATCGACCTGCTTTGCAAGAGCATAACCAGCATCGTCAGTATAGAACTTTCTCATACTTGCGAGTGCTTGCACCTCTGCAATATCCTCAATTAGTTTTGAGTATTCATAATGCTTATTGATTGACACATTAACAACACTATTTGTTGCTGCTGATAATGTTACTTGTGTGTTTGCTGCTTTAGCACTAGCTGAACCTCTCGCTGGAACAGGGATATGAATCGTGTCGCCCTTCTTTCCTTTGTGAGATAGCTTAGTCACTAGGTTAGCAACCACTAGATTTGACTTATACGCACCAATTACTTCATCACTCCATAGTTCGGGGATGAAGTTGTTGGCGATAGTAGTCGTTACTTGGTTTGAACCCAAAGCCATTTTACTTCTCCTATTTTAAATGATTATTTAACCCTACCTTCTGCATACGCTGACTGAATTTCATCAGCCAAAGAAGCATAACGATTTGGGTCTGTAATTTGAAGGTTGATTAAATCAGCCCTTCTATACATTTTCTTGCCACCTACCGATTGTGTGGAACGAGTTTCTGATACAGTTTGTCGTAACGCTTTTTTAGATTTTGCCTTCTCTGACTTTTGAACCTCTTTGGTTTTTTCAACCATATTGATTTTATCGTACATATCAAATAGTTCAATAGCGAAATCTGGTCTATATTCTGTGTCTGCTTTACGGAAAATATCTTTTCTCACTTCACTAGCACCTATCCATTCTTGGAATTGCTTGTCTGCGACACGCTTTTGCCAATCTGGATATGCTTTCTCAAGAACACCTAACTTCTGTTGTTGTTCTTGTTCAGCTTGTTGCCTTCTTGCTTTCAAAACATCTGGATGATTTTCTATGGCTTGATTAACAGCCTTCTTAGGGTCATCATAAAAAACATCTTCAAAGCTAACTTCCTCTTCTTGTGGCTCTTCAGCAGTATCAGACTTGTTTTGTGCCTCAAGTAAACTCTGGATTAACTTCCGTTGTTCTCCAACCTCAGTTCCTTGTTTACCAAATGCCTGTTCGACATTCTGATGCATTTCAATTACCTCTTGTAGAGATTTTCCCTCATATTTGGCTGGTGTTTCGTACTCTGGTTCGGCTTCTACATTTCCATTTACTTCTTCAACTGCTTCTTCCGTTGCCTGTACTTCTTCTACCTGCACTTCTTCTGAAGGTGCTTCTACTTTCGGTGTTTCTTCTACTACTATACTCATTTGTTCTCCGCCCTCTATGGGTTATGAAGTTATATTATGTTGGATTTCCATCTTGGAGTTCTTCCAACGCTATTGTAGTCGCAGTATCTAAACTTAATATAAAGTTTACAATACGCAACTGACCCTTGATTACCCAAAGGTCTTGCTCAGAATTAATATTATTAATATTAGTAATATTAGATTCTAAATTCTTTAAATCAGCAACTAAATCATGCCAACCTTCTGTTTCCATCATGGACATTCTGTCCGTTAGGAACTGCTCGTCTGTTTTTGCCATATATTTACTGTGGTCTGGTACTAATAACTGACTTTGTTCCTTCTGCTCTAGCTTTAGCTAGGTTTAATATTGTTTCAGATTTTAAATGCTCTACTTCTGGTATATTTCTGGCTGTTTCAGACAACTGCCTTTCAACATCTGCACTCATCTTAGCAATTTGCACTTGTTCTTTAGCCATATCTACCTCTGTTGGCTGTAATGAACCTGCTTGTGCTGTATGTAGTATAGCCTTCGCCTTCTCTTCTTCAGCTTCAGCCATAGTTTTCTGTATTTCAGCTTGTGCTTGTTGTACTTGTAGCTGTATACCCATTTGTTGCATCTGTTCCATCTCTGGATTAGGCTCTTGCCCCTGCTGTAGACCAAATACAATAGCATCTCTGTTATGTATACTAGAGTTTTGCATCATAGCCAACAATATAACATTAAATGCTGGTGAATCTTTAGGTATAGCCTGTAACATTTGCACCATTTGTTGCATTTCTAATTCTTTTGCCATGATTCCCATAGTAGAATAAGGTATAAACTTATAATCACTAACAGGGTATCTGTCTACATCAAACTGTATCTTTCTCCACATTGACTTATTTATCATAGGGATAAGGAAAGTGTTTTGGAAATTCATTAATGTACGCTTCTGTCTTTTAATAGATGCAGATTGCATCATTGACATACCACTAGCAGTTTCTTGTTGTGGCATAGACATATCAGCACTACCAGTACCCATCTGAATCATGTTTTGAAGTGATGATACTTGGTTAAATGTACTTGCATCCATTGCACCCATGTCTAAAGGCATGATAGCCTCTCTAGGATTACCATTGGTTAGTACAGTTTTACCTGCTCTGACCTCAAATTTCGTTCCTCTTGGTAGTCGAGTTGCGTCAGCAGCCATCATCATTGTATTGCGTAGTGCCATTGAGTCTATTCTTGCCCTCATCTCAGCATCTAGGGCTTTTTGGGCGTTATATCCCTTCTCAACCACACCCCTACCCCAGAATTTATTTGGGATAATGTCGTGCTGGTAGGAAATAAATGGTCTATCTTCCATCATAAAGGCGTTTTCCTCTACTCGTAAGATGTACTCATCATTACATATAGTTACTACTGCCTCAACTAACTCATCCTTCTTAGTATATTCAAAGTCATCCTTGTCTGCCTTTGCTTTAAGGAATCTTTTGGGTACTAAACCCCAATATTCTGTAATCTTTACGGAATCTGACTCATCTGCCCGTTTAGTTTCTGGGTCATAACTGAATTTGACCGTATCATAATCACCATCAAGGGGTACATCACGGTATACTCCTGACTGAATACCCTGTACTACATGGTATCTAGGCTTAATGACTTCGTGGGCGACACCTAATGCCTCTTCAATTGAATTAGCAGCAGGGTCAATAAGAAATTCTTTAGGTGATATAGGTTCAATATTAACATCTATAGAGGCATATTCTGTAATACCCCTCATTCCTGTCATTGAACCCTCTACTGGCTGTTCTGCAGGTGCTCTTTCTACAGTTTGATTAACAACAATCTTTGCAACGCCTGTTCCATAGATAGCACCATTGAGGAAAACCTCTGCAATTGCATCTTTACAGCCTGTTTTCTCTAAATCTTCCTGTAATAAATTTCTGATATACTCAGCATCACTATTATCTTGGTCAAGCATATCATCTTGTATATCGAACCACTTGCCTCTGCCAAATGTTGCCTCTTCTAGTTCAGCAACAGAGGATTCAACTGCTTGTTGTGTTGCAGGTGCTATGATTCTTGAGCGTTCTGCTGTTCTTGTTTTGTCTGATGAATCCCAAATTCCACGCCATATACGATAATATTCATCCCATTTGGGGGTATAGTTAATATCTCGGTGAGTTCTCCAACCCTCCAGTCTATACATCAACCAACTAGCTAGGGCTTGGTATTGTTGTTCTTTCTTGTCAAGCATAAAATTTTATTCCTAAGAAATTCTTGCGATTATAACACAAACAGAAGATTTAATGCGAATGATTCTCATTATCAATGTAAACTTTGCGACATATCCTCTATCTCTATAACTCCATCCATTATCATCTTACAAATAGATAGGTCTACTCTTGAATCATCTTTCACTAGAGTTGAGTCTATATCATTTGCTAAATTTGCAATAATAGATAGTGCTGCTACATATCTCATTGGTAATGTAGACTGGTCGGCACTAAATTCTAAAACATCCTCATAATCTTCTTTATCTAAATCTTCAATATCCTGCAATATCATCTACTGGACTCCATTCTTCTTCTAATTCTATTGAGTGGGCGAAGTCTGAAACGCTCACTTGGTCTATATAGGCTAACGAATCAAGTAAATCGTCATGTGCCATTTTGTTTGGAAAGTCTAACATTTGACTTTTAAAGTGTTTCCAGTCTTTATCTGGATTAAATGTTATCTGACCATGCTCCATTCTGCCTTGAAGCGACCATGTAATTCTATCTATCTTCTTTTTACCACCATGTCGTAACTCTATTAACGATAACCACTTGTTTTCGGTTCTCATTTCATCTTCCAAGTAGGGTAAGATGGCGTTACGCAATGCTCCTGTTTCAATTCCAACAGAATTAGACTCAACACTTATGGCTGAGTTTAAAATTCTCTTTGCTGTTTCTTTAATATTCCATCTACCATGTAAGATATCTTTAACCCACCACTTATCTCTGTCTATTTTTACAATAGCAATTGAGGTTTCGTCTAATCGGGAACGCTTTAAATTTCGTTCCTTCTCACTATCCTCGTAACCTGCTGGGTCTACAGCAATACAATAACTTCCTTCATCTGGTTCTTCATCCTCTTTAAACCACGACTCTTTAAATATGCCACCACTAAAGGTTTCAAATGATGCTTCAAACTCTTGTCTAAAAGACATAGACGACATTGATTTACTAGCAGCACTTATTTCTTCTTTTGGTAGAAAAGGATTATCAATAGATGTAAATTGAAACGCATCCCAATCCTCATCTTCTTGTGCCTCTTGATATAAGTCAAAGAAGTGATTTTTTCCTGCAGGTGTACCAATAAAGAGTGCTCTACCCTTTACATCTGCAAGTGTGGGTCTAATAATCTGTTCCCAAACAATAGGCTTCATAGAAGCGTATTCATCTAACACGACATAGGATAATCCCACGCCACGCAAGGTTTCTGGTCTATCTGAACCTTTTAAATATATTTTCCTACCATTTATCAAAGTAAGAACAGCCGTGTTCTCGTATGCTTGTATTATTAAATCTTTTCCTAACTCTTTCAGCATAGCCCACATAATGTCTTTAGCTTGTTGAAAGGTTGGTGCTATATAGAATACATCTTTGGATTCTGATTTTATAGCGTTTATTAATAATAACCAAGCAGATAGGTAGGACTTTCCAAACCTTCTTCCAGCAGCAACTATCTTAAATCTTTTGTTAGACTTGAATATCTCTAACTGTGCTGGATGTAAGTCAATGTTTAATTCAGCCATTATCTATATTTACAATGACTTCATCATCTTCCTTTTCTTCTGGTTCAATAAGTTCACCCTCTGGAGTAACATCTAACTGTTGTTGGATATTATCCAGAGAGGAAACATTAATTATGACTTGAGCATCTGCCTTTGTGCGTGTAGAGTCTACAGCTTTATGTACAGGAAGAATCCTATCTAAGCACATCTTTAAACAATGTACATCCCCTTCCATAGCTTTTGAAATTACTTTCTCTACTATCTCTGGCGACTTATTGCTCATTAACTCTCTTGCCAAAACAGTATACTTATTAACAGAACCTTTAGGTCTACCTGCTCCCTCAAGGGGCTTCATACCTTTTTTAAAGTTTGGGTTTCCTCGCTTTTTCTTAGTTTCTGCCATAAGGCTCAGATTAGAGTTGTCTTGGGGGGTATTATAACACATTAATGAGAATGATTCTCATTTTCTTTTAGATAAGTTCAAATTCTGTTTTTTGTGTATTGGAGGTAATATATATGTTCTCATG